TTTAAACTTTAAAATTGTGTTTAAAATATTTTTATTTATATTGTTTTTTATAACATTAGCATGCAACCCCAAAATAAAAGGGCCAAATTACAACATTTCCACTTCTCACAACAACACATTAAAAAATAGAAATAAAGTTGTTAAAAAAGAAGATTTAAGAATGAAGAATGCTATGATTAAACATAGAGAAAAGTATTCTAGAGGTATAAAGTTTATCAAAAGAAATAATCGTAAAAAAAAGAGTAAATATATTTAATATTCAAAAAAAAGCTCCCCCTCTTGGACTCGAACCAAAGACCTTTTAATTAACAGTCAAATGTTCTAACCAATTGAACTAAGGAGGAGTTTATTAAAAATATGTCGGCCTACAGGTTTTAACTGCTTTTCTCTATATTGGTTGTCCCCGTTACCCTGGGCGATTACAACTTATTATTAAGAGTAGCCCTTACGTCTAAGGGTCGTGTATCACATCCACCAAACCGACAATATGAAATACTCCATTTGAAACTTCTTATTATGCAAGTTTATTACTACATCCTCACAATTGTCATGTAGTGCTTAATCGATTGTGAGAAACTGCTATCATTCTTACCTTAGCAACTTAGGCTTTACATAAAAGAAGTTTCTGGAGACTAGTTTAATATGTGGTCCTTGATGGACTCGAACCATCGACCTACTGATTATGAGTCAGTTACTCTAACCAACTGAGTTAAAGGACCTTAAAAAGCTATCTTTTAATATAAACAATTTATTTTGACTAGTATTAAATAAATCCATTTTTTATATATCTTTTCGACCTATGTATAGGTGTGATATTAAAAGAAATTCCTCACATTAGATAACCTCACACGGATTTGTGCCCTGGTAGAGCTAATTATTTGTTTGGAACTTATCACTTTTTTTAGTACACCCACCAGGATTCAAACCTGGGACCTATTCATTAGAAGTGAATTGCTCTATTCAGCTGAGCTATGGGTGCAAATGTCACATATTGAGATTACATATGCTAGATATATCGGTTTTTTCCTTTTTCTAAAACCTGTTGGTCTTACCCACTGAAAACGTCAGTCCTTAATGTGGGGGTAGGAGGACTTTCCGCCCTGATTCCACATACCTCACTCATAACCCTACATGAGACTTTGGGGGAAGGTTTTGTTGTGGAGTTACCTACAAACTCTATGAGCACCTCTTACTCACTAGTTGAATAATAATGAATCGAACCTTAATCTTGAGTCCGTATTACCTTTTTCCGTGCCTCTTACACTATATTCAATCGTCTATTTCGAACTAGACAAGATTTAGTTAATTACTCTAAATCTTTGTAGCGTGTTGTGGATTCGAACCACCCCGTAGATGTTATGAGCGTCCCATGCAACCTTTTACACTTTCACGCAATATATTATATATTTCACTTATTTGTGATAATGAAATTAAAAACAAGTGGTACTCCCACGGGGAATCGAACCCCGCTTTTCAGGATGAAAACCTGATGTCCTAACCGATAGACGATGGGAGCTTTTAATTATCTCCATTATTTCAAAGAGCTTTTTATTATATAACGACAAATTTAATTGTTCATTACAAAAAAACAAATATTTTTTTATTTTTTTTTTTTATTTTTTTTAAGAATTATATAACAAACTTACTAAATCATTAAAAATACTACCATCTTTAACTTCTACTGTTTCCTCAAATTCTTTTCCATCTAACACTTTAGATAAAATTGAAGATTTTTGATTTAACAACTTTTCGATATCTTCATCTATAGTATCTTGACAGACCAATCTAATTATTTGTATTTTATCCGCTTTTGAAGAAGCTCTATGTATTCTATCTTCTGCTTGTTCTCTATCAGCACTAGTCCAAGGTTGGTCTATAAAAATTGAAATACTAGCAGAGGTTAAAGTTATTCCTACACCTGCCGCTCCAATTGTACCAGAAAAAACCTTTATATTTTTATCATCCATAAAAGCTTCTACTGCTTCTTCTTTTTTGTTAGCATTTATATCTCCATTAAAAACAACTGCTTTGTCTCCAAATTTGCTTACTACCTCATATGAAATACTTTTATATTGAGTAAATACTACAACTTTTTCATCTCCATCTATGATATCTTGAATAAACTCAAAAGCTTTTTTCATTTTTATTTCAGATGTAAACATTTTTAACTTTTGAATCCTAGTCAAGTGATTCATTCTATTGTCTGCATTTTTATCATCTTGACTCATTTCTTCTTTAATTCCTTTTTTTATTTTGTTATATTCAGACATTTCAGAAGAACTAAGCTCTATAGGTATTACTGTATATGTTTTTGGGGGTAAATGTTTTAATATATCTTTTTTTAATCTTCTCAAGAAGAAAGGTGAAATCTTTTCAAATAATTCATCCAAATTAGAAGCACCTGAATAATCCCATCCAAAATTATTCTTTTCTGCAGCACAATACCTCATTCCAAATGAATGAGCATTACTCCATTCTTCTGGATATAAAAAATTCAACAAAGAATAAAATTCATATGGTCTACTTTTTATTGCTGTGCCTGTCAATAATAATCTTTGAGGTATTTCTTTTAAAGTTTTCTTTGCTAATTTAGTTCTATCTGCAGAGTCGTTTTTAATGTAGTGAGCTTCATCCATTATTAATATTTCATAATCTTTTGGATTCAATTGATGACCTTCTTTGTCTGGGGTGAAGGATATATTTTTTGTAGCTCTTGAATTTACCATATTCCTAACACCACAACTTGGACAAACTTTATCTTTGTATCTTTTTTTACTATTTCTTTCACTCCAGCCACAAAATACATTTTTACATTTGTGAGACATCTCTATAGTTATATAAGTGTCTAATGAACTATAACTTATTATGTGGAACATAGATTCATCTTTTGAGTGATTTATTTTCTTTGACTTTTTTGTTGGTTTCCACTTATAAACAAACGCCTTCTCTTTAGTAAACTTAAGTATTTCACTCCTCCAATTAAGTCTTAAGTTTGCTGGACAAACTATTAGAGTCTTCTTTTTTTTCCAAGCAGCGTAAGTCATAGCAGAGGCAGTTTTTCCTACCCCTGGTTGGTCTCCAAGTAAGGCTTTTCCATTACAAGTGTCAAAAAAAACAGCAGCTTTCTTTTGGTATTCATATGGCTCTATATTCATAAAAGAAAAATCAATATGAGAAGTATCTATATTTTCAGTTTTCATAGATAAAGCTTTAAGTAAAGATTCTTGTCTCTTTTCAAACTCTTTTCTTAATTCTTCAACTTCTTCATTTGTTAAATTAGTAAACTTAAATGGAAAACCATTATCTTTTATAAAAGATACAACTTTACCTATATATCCAGAAGAAACTATTCTATACCAATTTTCATACGTACTACCGTCTGAATTTTGTATATATTCTACTTGTATTTTCCTTTGGTCTTCTGGAAAACTTTTTATGAAGTCACTCAAATTTTTTCTAAAATTATATTCTATTTTATAATTTGTTTTGAGTTTTGTAATAATAATTGTATTTGAAGTCATAATTATGCAATTTATAAATAAAAAACAAAAAAACCTAATATTTATAATAAAGATTTTTTTATAAAATAAATAAAAATGAAAATTACTAAAGAACTAATAAGACAATTAATAAGAGAATCATACGAAGAAATGACTTCTCATGTAAAAGAAAATCCTACTTCTTCAGAAAGTATTTTTGATAGTAAGCCAGGTGAAACTGTCATTTTAAATTTTGAAGGTGTGACTATTAAAATGGAAAGACAATTAGATGATTTATTTAAAATAGTTGACGCTGCTGAAAGCGAAAAGTTAAAAGATGGAGATTACATAAAAATTCAAGGTAATGATACTCTTAATCCTGGAAGGAGTTTTAAATTTATAATTTATAGAGAGACACCTTTAAAATATGAAACTAACCCTCTAGAAAGTTGGAAGATAATTAAAAACTAATTATCTATATAAAACAAAAAAAAACGCCCATTTAAGTGAGCGTTTTTTTTTGTTTTATAATTTTTGTTTTTTTATTTAATTCCTGATAATTTTTTCATTCTTTCATAACTAGAATTAATTAACTTAGCTCTATTTTTTACTAATCTAGATTCTGTTATTGACATATTTTCTTCCTCTTCTTCTTGAGAACTTTCCTCCTCTGAAGATTGTGTCATATTAATCCTTTCATCACTTAAACCTTCCACATCTGAATCTATCTCAATATCTCTTATTAATTGATTAAATTTTTCATAAAATATTTGATAAATATCTTGTAGATTTTGTAATATATTTCTATTTTTATCGTTAATAACAAAATTAGCTTCTAATATTTTTATTCCATCCACAAGAGAAAAAGACCAAGATATACTATAATCTTTCTCTAATAATATTTTACCAGAAAAAACTGCATCTTGTCCACTATATCCTTTATAAAGAGAAATATCATCAAATTTAACTGCATAATCTCCAATTTTTTCAATAAATTGTTTTTGCAATTCTTTCACTTCTGCTGTTGTAATGTTTGTTGCCATCTTAATCTTCTTTTTCTTTTTTTCCTCCGTAAAACAATATTTCATCTAACTCTTCTTCAGTTAAACCTACTTTTTTAGTTTGAATCATATTGTTGTTACTATTTTCCTCTTTAGGTTCTTCTTTAGGTTCTTCTTTAGGTTCTTTATAAACCATATCAGCAAAAACTTTAGAAACTTCTAAATCTATTAAATCTTTTAATTCTTTTTTATTCATACTAAATGCTATTTGCCCAAAAACTTTTCTTTTCCCAGAAAAACTTATACTGCTTAATCATCATATCTTTAACAATTTTTCTAACATCTTCTTTATTTAAAATGTTAGACTTTTTAAAAGCCTTTTCTAATTCAGATTGTATAATTTTTTTAATCTCAGTTTTAGATAAAGGTTTATTGTTAGATTCTGATATAACATATATATTTTCCATATTAATAAATATGAATTAAAAATTAACTATTGATTATAAGTTTCTCAACATTTCAACTAACATAGGGCAAGGGTACATATCAAATTTATCTTTTCTCACATTTGTATGAGACCATAAACCTTTTATCCTACCATTATAAGCTTCTTCATTAAAATCAAATGCTTCTTTAGGTTCTACACCATCTTTTAATAATTTAGTTAAACCTGATTTAACATCTATTTTAGGGTATATTTCTGAAACATGATTTATTAACAACCTTAAAGAATCTATCTGTTCTTTAGTGTAAGCATGCCAATATTGATGACCTCTAAATTTATAACCTAAATCACAAACCATTTCTTCAGGTACTTCAATATTTACATAATTATAAAATTTATTACCTTTCTTTGTTACGTATCCAAAATTATTAATTTCAACTCCTGCTGATTTTTTAGAAACACTAAAATTTCCAACTTTACCTAAATGCCAACCTATATAGTTATTTGGAAAACACTCTACAACTTTTCCGTTATATGTATCATCTCCATTTTTTATGCTAGTTCCACCTATACAAAATTGTGTAGCAATCCTCCCTCTAGCATCTATATTCCAACTATTAATTGTACTATAAGGGTTATTCCACCCAGCTGTATGATGTATAAAGAAACTTTCTGGTTCTATTTTACCATAATCTTTAACATATTCATCAGAGTCCAAATATGCCTTATCTATTTTTAACCCTAAACTCGTTTCATAAGAGCCTAAATAATTTAATTTATTATCTGTATCATTAGAATCATCAAAACCTTGTCTGTCTGTATCTAACTTTAGGAGTTTTTGATATGTTTTTTTACCTACAATACCATCATCTTTAAGGCTATTTTCTTTTTGAAATTTTTTAACAGCTCTTTCGGTATTTGAACCGAAAATACCATCATCTTTTAAACCTAATGCCTTTTGTATTTCTTTTACTTTTTTTCCTTTGTCACCTTTTTTTATCAACATATTATCTTAAACTTTGATTGACACCCCTTATTCCAGCTACTGATTGCATTTTTGTTTTATAACCTTCTACTAGCTTGTTATTCAAAATAATAGATGAATTATCTTTCTTAATATATTCGGATAATTCTTTAGAAAAATCATTGAAATGATTCTTTTTGAAATCTTCCATTAAATCATAATCTTTTATACTATCACTTAACTCTTTCAAAAAAGTATTGTTATCTAAACTCTCTTCTAAAACAAAAGATGCCTTTTCCATTTGTTTTTTATTTTTGTATACAGAAAAGGTTATTTTATTTTCACTTACAAATCCTTTTAAATTATATTTATCATCAAAAAAGCTATCTTTATATTTTAATTCAACAGAAATAAAAAATTTATTTTTTATTAATTCAGAATTTATATCATAATTAGTTTTCATCATTACTTATCTAAACTTAATTTATAAACTTTACCGTCTATTTTAACTTTATTTTTTGCGATAACTTCTGCTTTTTTAACATTTTTACTTTCAATAACTAATCCACCTTTAGAATCAGATAATTCCAAAATGACTTTTTTAATCATTTCTCTTGAGACTTTTTTAGCAATTTCTGTAATTTTTTCAGTTAACTCTGCATCAGTTATATTACTATCAGAATTGTAATGTAAAAATTCTTCAGATTGATAGCTATTTTCATTTACTTGACTTTTCTTCTCTGACAATCTCTGTTGTAACAATTGTCTAGTGTTTGTACTTGTAGGACCATAATTACCTATTTCACCATTTTGTGTACTTACAGCTACATTACTATCTCCATACATCATATTCTCTAACATAGAAGCTTCAGAACTTGAAGATGAAGAGTAACTTTTTAAATTAGGTACATTTTTAGCTTTTTCATTTGGATTTTTTCCAACTTTAGGAACTGGTATAGCCGATGGTGAATGTGAAACTTTTTCAGATTTATCTATAAACTGTTTAAAGTTATTTTTTAAACCTCCATTCCTAATCTGTTCCATTTTAGAGGCCATTTCTGTATTTTTAGGCGTAACAGTGGGGTTTGAAATCGGCTTTACTGGTTTAGGTATGCCCATTGAAGTAAACCTATCCATCATTTCTTTTTTAGCATCTCCTTTTTCACTCATAATCTTCTTCTTTTAAAATTGTAACATCTTTCACTATCCAGTCATAAATAGTTTTAATCTTATTATTTTGTATTAATTCTTCAAATTTTTGTATTTCTTCTTGATACATTTCAGCTCTAACAGTCAATATGTTACCAAATCTTCCATATTTTCTAAATTTTATTTTAGGATTAATATTTTCAAACATTATATCTTTAAATTCAACATAACTTTGTTGTTCTAATTCTTGGTATGTAACTGAAAAACCATAAAATTCTTCAAATTGATTCATAGAACCCATATATGATAGGTCTATTAAAACATTTTCTGTATTCTTTCTATTTGATTTCATATAAAAATATTTCTACTTTTTCATTAATCTCATCCCACCAAACATAATATTTGGGATAAATGTTATTTTCATTTATAAAAAACTTATTTATTTCTTTTTCGATTTTGACATTTTTAAATTTAGATTCTAAAATATTTTTAGCATCTATTATTTCCTTATCATCTGTTTCTATATTTAACAATTCTTGTTTTGAATTATTAAATTCTTTATTTAAAGATTTTTTAATTTCATATAAAAAGTCTTTTTGATTCTTAATTATTTGTCTCCTAGTGTGCATTATGAAAACAATTTAATAAAACAATCACAAAAGTAAAGTTTATTAATATTTATAATAAACTTTAGATTAAATAGTATGAAATTATCTGAATCATATACAAATAGAATTAAATTTTTATCTGGGATAATGTTAGAAAATGATAACCTTAACAACTATGATTATCAAGTTCGTAACATTGGTGGTGATGTTTTTTATAAAAGGAAAAAAGGAGATAAGAAATGGCAATTTATAGATGAAGTAGAATTCTATAAAAATTCCACAAAAAAGAATTTGATAACATGGGAAGATAAAGATTCTAAAAAAAATAAAACAAAAGAAGTAAAAAGTTTAGATTATAACAAAAATCCATTAGAATTTTATAAGATTTATTTTGAAAACATTTCTCCTTCTGACTTTAAAGTTGAAATTGTAGATGACTTTATTAAAATTACAAAAAAATAAGCTATGATTTTAAATGAAGAATATAAAAAAAGATTAAAAGAACTTTCTGGGATGATTGTTTGTGATAATTGTTTTCATAGTTGGGAAAAAGAGAAAGAAGATAAAAATCCATACCTTTGCCATACTTGTGGGTATGATTCTGAAAATAAAAAGTTTAATATTGAAGAGTTAAAAAAATGGATGATTGACAAGTATGGAAGTCTTGATGAAGCTTGGAGTCAAAAATATAAAAATTCAATAAATTGTAATAACCCTAAAGGGTTTAGCCAAAAAGCTCATTGTGCATCAAAAAAAAACAAAAAATCAGTAAAAGAAAATGTAGGCCCTAAATCTACAGATAATTATTCAGTATCTAATATATATATGGATATTTTTAATCAAATTTTTAATTCTGAAGATTTTAAAAAAGAATATAACCCAGAAGAAGATAGATTTTGGTTTGATTCAAACTATGATGTTAAAACTCAAAAAACTTTTTCCGACAAAGCAGATGAAACTGCAGATGAAAATGACTTAAATAAAAGTGAAGTTAAGTATTTAAGTAAAAAATTCAATAAATCAAAAAGAGATTATAATTGGAAAAATTTTCCAAACCTAAAAAACAATTCATTTTAACTATGTTTATAAATTTATAACTATTTATTTAATAGTTATTAAAAGCATAAATGAAAAAGTTTATTTCAGAAATATTAGAGGTTGAATTTAAGGAAAATATAATTCTTAAAGAGTCTAAAAATGTTATAAGTGAAAGTTTAAATTATCACCTAGAAAACAAATTAGGCATATCGAATTCAATTTATAGATACGCATCTAACAAACATTTGAAATTAATAAATGAAGTCAGAGAACTTTATAATTCTAATTCAGTTTTATTGTGCGAAAAAGATGAAGAGTTAATAAAAAGTGACGCAGGTTACTTTGGCATATTTGAGGGGGAAAAAGTGGTGTTAGATTTACCATTTGAAGAATATGAAGAAAATTTAGAAGAGGGTAAAAAAAATAATAAAAACATAAAGTTAAACAAACCAAAAAGAGGTGGTTCAAAAAAATTTTATGTTTATGTTAGAAATCCTAAAACTAAAAAGATTCAAAAAGTTTCATTTGGTGCAAAAGAAGGTGGAGGCAAACTAGCAGTAAAACTTCGAGACCCAGAAGCAAGAAAAAGATTTGCTGATAGACATAATTGTGAACAAAAAAATGACAAAACTACACCAGGATATTGGTCTTGTAGATTGCCTAGATATGCAAAAATGTTAGGTTTAAGTGGAAGTGGAAAATGGTGGTAAAAAATAATTAAAAAAAATTATGAATTCAGAAGAAAATAAATTTCCTTTTAAAGAACAAAAAGATGGAAAGTTTGTAATTAGAACATTCTCAAAAGAATTAAAAAATGAAGAATTAGTTTGGCATAGAGATGCTGAAGATAGAATAATAATACCTTTACATGAAAGTGATTGGAAAATACAATTAGATGATGAACTTCCTAAGAATTTAAATATTAATGAACCTATATTAATTGAGTCAGAACAATTTCATAGACTAATTAAGGGTGATGGGAATTTAGAAATTAAAATTTATAAATTGAACTTAAATAAAGTTGATAATTTAAAAGAAATCATATCTGATAGTTTACAGATTTCTTTAGAAGAAAGAGGAAAAGATTCCAGAACAAAAAAGGGAATAAAAGTACCAGGTAAATATCTAACTTCTAAATCTTCTAAAAAAAGAGCTCAAATGAAAAAAGAAATTGACAAGTTTGCAAAAAAACATCATTCAAACCCAAAAGCATATACAAAACAATGGGAGGCAGATAAAGGAGAAAAAACCAAAACAAGTTCATCAACTAAAGCATACCATAAAATGTATGGTGAAAATGTTGAAATTTTAAATGATAAAAAAGATAAAATAAAAGAAAGACTAAAACAATCTTTTAACAAATTTAAAGAAATAGCATTAAGAGAAAAAGATGAAACTAAAGAAGCTTTTAAAATTTGTAAAAAAATATTATCAAAACAAGAAGTTTCTGAAAAGGAAATAAAATTTCTAAAAGAACAAGCAAAAGATATAGCAAAAATAGTTGCAATTATGGCTATGGGTTCAATATCTATGTTAATACCTATAACTTTAGAAAAAATATTAAATAAAAAATACGGAATTTCAATAATGCCTAGTAGTCATAATAAAATTGATGAATCTAAGAGTGTTTCAAGTAACACAAAAAAAGCTTTAGAAAACAAATCAGAAAAAACAGGTATACCATATTATATTTTAAAACAAGTTCATGATAAAGGTATGGCTGCTTGGAGAACTGGTCATAGGTCTGGAGTTTCTCAAAACCAATGGGCTATGGGAAGAGTTAATAGCTTTATAACAGGTAAAGGAAAAGCTAGACAATCTGATGAGAGTTTGTGGAAAAAAGCTCAAGAATCACTAAATAAAAAGAAAAAAAAGAAGTAAACCTATTTAATTATTATGAATATAAGAAATATAATTAGAGAGACTTTTAGTGTTTTATTTGAAGAAGAATATTTTTCAAATAAACTTTCAGATGATATAAAAGAAAATTCTGCGGAATACATAGGAAGACAAGTTACTTGGTATGGAGATTCTTATCAAATGATTGTTGTAAATAAAAATCAAGTTGAAGGAATGTGGGGGAATATATATGATTCTGATAAAATGGATTTTTTAACTAACTTAATTAAGAACAGTGAAGAAAATGTAGAAATAGAATGTTCTTATGCTTATGGGAATGTAGTAAACTTTCAAGAAATAAAAGAACATCAAATAGCTAGTTTTAATAATAGATTTGAGGTAGATTATGATGGTGTTAAAGAGCCTTATAGTGTAGGGGATAGTGACTTAGATGAATATATAGGGAATGAAACATATATCCCAGATGAAAATTACACAAGTTTAACTGAAGTAGATGATTTTTTTATTGAAAACAAATTTAGCTTAATAGAAAATATTAAATCTTTAGAACAATTAAAAAAAGAGTTTTATGATTTAGAAAGAGATTCTGATGGTGAAGATTTTAAAGAGGAGGAAGATTATAATACATTTAATGAATTTATAGATATTGAAACCAAAATTAAAAAAGCTATCGAAAATCAAGATGGAGATTTAGGTTCATTTACAGTTCAACTTAGAGATGGTCACCATAGAATTATGTCTGCAATAGCTGCTGGTGAAGAAAAGGTATGTGTAAATTTAGTTAAAGAAGATATAGAAAAATATAAAGGTTATTATACTAAGGTTGATACTAGTTATACAAATGAAAGCACTTTAAAAGAATCTAATTTAGAAAGTTTTTATAAAGAGCAAAACATAAACCCAGATGATTTATCTTTTGTTGGTTCTGGTGACTTTGGAAATGCTTATATAATAGATGAAAGTAGAGTTTTAAAAATAACATCATCTAAAAGCGAGTTTGAGTTAGCAAAAAAATTAGTTAACAAAAACATACCAGCCCTAAAAGGATTTGTTGATTTTTATTTTGCGGATGTAATAGATGGTAAGTGTTATATTATAATGGAAAGACTGGAGGAGGATTATAGTATAGAAGATATGTTTTACCAACTTGAAGACTTATTAAGCGAACAAGGTTTACCTATTCAATATTTAGATAATTTGGATACTTCTGAATTAGATTTAGATGAAGAAATGATTAAATTTATTGATGATATTGATGACATAAATAGAGCATATAGATATTTAGGCATTGAAGCAAGCGATATAAAACCTGATAATTTAGGGGTTGATAGTGAAGGGAAAATTAAAGCATTTGATATTGATGATAAATCTATAAATGAAAATGATTTAATGAAAGAGGTTACTGAAAACGAAAGTTTTATTGTTTATCATGGTTCTCCACATAAAATTAAAAAATTTACAGATGAATTTGTTGGTGCAGAAGAAGCAACAGACCAAGAAGGTCCTGGGGTTTATTTTACAACTTCATACGAAGAAGCTTTAGGTTATGCTGATGGAGGTTATGTTTATGAAGTTAGGGTTTCACCAAAAATTTTATTTGATGAATCTGAGGAAAAAGATATTAATAGAGATTTATTAATTCAATTAGTTAAAATGTCACCAAGACTAGAAATAACTACTAGTAACTGGTCTCCAAATATTGAAACTGGAATTGAAATGATGGTTGATTCAGCTTATGAATATAATGACAATGAAAAAGATGTGTTACTTCAAATATGGATTGAAGCTTATAGGTATGATAGTGTTGAATTTGTAAGAAATTGTGTTAAATTGGGAATTGATGGAGTCATTGTAAATAGAGAAAACTCTAAACATATTATAATATACAACCCTAACGTAATAGAATTAAGAGAAATTGAAGATATTAAAAAAAATCAATTATCAGAAATTAGAAAATTAATAAGGGGAGAATTACAAAGTGTACTTTCTAATAATGAAAAAATTTTAACAGAATCTTCTAACCCTTTTTCAGCTAGTAACACAAGAGTTCCATTTAATTTAGATTTAATGACTCAAGCAATAACACAAGGTAGAGAAGTTGGAATTTTATACAAAGGTGATGAAATGAAAGCTCCTTCAGGTAAATATAGATTGATTTATCCTGTAGCTATGGGAATTTCAAGAGCTGGTAATCGTGTCATAAGAGCTGTACACACAATAGGTCAATCAGAATCTGAAGCTAAAAGCACCAACATTCGTAGCGCAGAAGCTAAGAATGTTTGGCGACTTTTTAAAGCTGATAACATTAGAGGAATGTGGTTTACTGGAAATTTCTTCAATTTTAATCCAGATAAATACAACCCTAATGATAAAGGAATGAATACAGTAGAAGTAAATTTTGACTTGTCAAAAGCAAAAAAATACCAAGATGAATTAATTCAAAAACAAAAAGAAGAAGGTGATTTTAAATCTAAAGTCAGAAGATTTAGAGAATCTGGTGCTAGAGACTTAGAACAACCTTATGATAATCCAGAAACAAACGATTAATGGACTAATTCTTTTACTTTATTAACTTCACCTTTATTACTTGAATGACTTAAATCAAAAACTGAAATACCAGCTTTCGGATTATCTTTCATTTGTTCATCAGTTAACATTCTTCTATCCTTTGAAACTTGTATTATATTATCAACGAAATCTTTAATTTCATTTTTGTGAGTAATAATCCATATGTTTTTATATTTATCTTTTAAGTAATAAAAAACAGATTGCATAGCAATAGTTAAATCATCATCTAAAGAACCAAAACCTTCATCAATAATACATAAAGATGGTTTAGTTAAAGAACTTACAAAATGCAATGAATCCCTTATAGCAACACTACCAATAAACTTTTGTGCACCAGAAGCCATAGACATTGGAAGACCATCTCTTTCCAAAGAGTTGAAATAGAAAAATTCTTTAATGTCTCCATTACTCTTTATAGTTAATTCTACTTTAAAATCTACTAAATTTTTCAAAATAGAATTTATTTTATAATTTATAACAGGAAGTTTTTTCTTAATAATTCTAGCAGGTATACCATCTCTATGTACTGCTTGTAAATATATAGCGTATTTACTAAATGAAGATTCAGCTTTTTTGATAACTTCTAACTTTTCTTCTAAATTTTCTATATTATTTTCTGATATTCTAATTTCTGATTTAATAGAAGTTAATTTATCGTTCAATTGATTAATTATTAATTTTAAAGACTTCTTTTCATCTTCATAAAGTTTTATTTTTAAATTTATATCTTTATTACTTTCAATTGAATTTTTATTTGTCTCTAAAATGGAAATATCTTTTTCTACACTTTCTAATTCTTTATTTAATGATAAGTTTTCATTTTTTAAATTTTCTAATTCCTTACTTTTCGATTCAACTAAATTATTATGCTTCTTTATATCATCTATTTTCATAGAAGTTTCCAAAGATTCTTTAAGGTTATCAATTTTTATTTTCCTTTCTTTTAGTGAGTTTTTTATTGAACCTAATTTATTTTGTTTTTTATCAAAAGTTATATTGTGAGAAACTATATCTTCAGCATTTTTTAATTCAATATTCTTGTTTTTTAAAGAGATTTCCCCTCTTTCAATATCTGAAGTGCATTTTTTTTCTAATTCTAAATCAGCTTTTTGTTCTACATTTCCACAAGTAGGACATTTTTTACCTTTAGATATTTCTAACTTATCTCTTAATTTAGACAAGGCAGATTCTATTTCTAATATTTTAGAATTTAAAGGTTTTACATCTATCTCTTTTTGTTTAGGATTCTCTTCAACCCAACTCATTATAGAATTATATTCTTTTTTTTCTGTTTCAAAAAATGACCTTTCTTCTTTTAATTTTCTTTCAATTTCACTAACCGTAAGAACATTATCTTGAGGGATTTCTTTCTTATAATTAATAGACAACCAATCTGTCAAATCCTTTTGAGAACTATTATTGTTATCTATTTTTTCTTTTGTTTTTTCTATAATTTTATTTGCTGAATCTACATCTTTATATTTTGTTTCTTCTACTTTTATTAAAGTTTTTGTTAACTCTAATATTTCACCTTCTTGATTTTCAACTAATTTTTCAGTATCTAACTTTTCATCTTGATATTGTTTTAGTGAAGTTTTGTTACTTTTAATTGATTCTTTTTCTTTTTCTATAGATTCTTGATGTTCTTTAGAGCTTCCTAAAAATTTCTGCTTTGCTTTTATGTCGTTAAAAGTCTTTTTAGCAAATTCGTACCTATCCCTAAAAATTTCAAGCCCTAAATATTTGTTGATTAAATCATTTTTAGGTTGTTGACTCATATCTAAAAAGTTACCCTCACCCCCTTGAGCTTGTAAAACAATTTTAGTGAAGTCATCAAATGTACCTATAGAATCAATTATAATATTATTTCTTTCTTTTTTTTCTGTTGCAGCTTTTTCGGAATCTATAGAAACCCACTTCTCTTTACCTTCCTCATCAGTTTTTAAAACTTTATATTCAACCCCATATGAAACATCATAAGTGCCATCTTTTTTAGTTTTAACTTTTACAGTTCTTTCAATATAGTACTTTTGAGAATCTATAGTTAAATAAATTCTACCACCAGCTTTATCATCTTTGGTGTACATATTAGTTAATCTATATGGTTCTCCACCGCCTAATATTTTTCTGTAAGCAATCCAAACTAAAGCTCTAATGATGTTTGTTTTACCACTAAAGTTTTTACCGAAAATACCAGTTACACTAGTCATTTTATTGAAATCAAATGTAGTTTTCTCTGAAGGGAAACCAAATAAATTCCATACTTCTAAACTATCTAAAAACCATTTTTTACCTTTAGTTATTAAATAATTTAATTCTTCATCTATTTTTCTTGATAACTCTAAAACTTCTTCTTCATTATCATATTCACTATTTTCAACAAATTCTTTTAATAAATCTTCAAATTCATCTGTATTCGAATAATCAATGTCATCATCAATAGATAATTCGTCAATCTCATCTTCTTTACTTATATATTTACAATCAATATTGATAATTTCACAACCATATTTGTTTTTAATAAACTTTTCTATTTGCTTTTCTTTTTCAACAGAATAATTTTCTTCATATTCCTCCCATACAATAGAAACTTTTGTTTTTTTAGGATTATTAGATAATTTTAAATCTTCTAACCTTTCTTCAAACAATTCTCCTTTTGAAATGTGTAAACTAGAAAATCCATAGTTATTAGGTATAAATTTTCTTTCAAACTTTTTAGTTTCTAAATTCCAAATAATATAACCTTTATCAATACTTTCACCATAATCTTGCTGTATTAAAGACCCAGGATAAGCTACATTTTCAATAGAAGAATCTTTTAAAGAAAAAGCTTGGTGTTCATGAATATCTCCTAACATGACTATATCGAAGTTATTAAAGCTACTTAACTTCATCATATATTCATTAGAATGTAACTCATAACCATTATTTCCTCTAGAGCCATAAATGGGCCCATGATACATAGCAATATAAGTTTTGTTTTTATCCTTCTTACTTAGAGTTAATATTTCATCATCCAGACAAGAATAAATACCGTAAACAATATCATCTTCAATATTGTAAAAACCACTATGTAAAAAAAAGAAAATACCATTTCCTTCACCTACGTGTATAGGTAAGTCTTTTGCATCTTTTTCTACAATATAACCGCCATTAACTAAATCAATTATTGGTTCAATTGCATTACCTTGGTCTAAAGATTGTAGATTTAAATCATGATTACCTAAAATTAAATCAACTGGTGCTATTTTAGACAATTCTTTTAAAAACCAACCAGCTAACTGTACAGCTTTTGGAGAAAGAGTTATTTTAATATGAAATAAATCTCCAGTTAAAGCTATCCTTCTAGGCTTTTGTTTTTTTAAATCTTTTATAGTTTCTTCAAAAACTTCTCTATATTCTTGATGCCTACTTCCGTATCTAATATGAATATCAGATAAATGTGCTATTGAATTTTTAATTGTAACTTTACTCATTATATTAATTATTTAAAGATTTGTTTTTTTTAATATTTGCCATTCTTGTCTTACTTTATTTACATCAACTATTTCATTATCTTGTTTATTAAAATTAATAGAAAATTCATGGAATATTTTTTGAAAATTTTCATCTCTAGACATTTTCAATAAATTTATTGTAGCATTTTTACCATATTTTTTAAGATAATTATCAATGTCATCTGGAATTTCAACAAAATATACTTTTAATCCATATGAAGTTAGTTTATTATAAATTTGAATACTATCAACTAATGCGTCTTCATCTAAACATAGAACAACTCTAGTGTTGTGTTCTACAAATTTTTTAATTATTACATTTGCAGGTTCCTTACCTAACATAGGAAGTGCATTATAAATTGAAGCCATATCAAAAACTCCTTCGACTAAAAAAACAGGTATATCAAAATTAATATTTTTAGAATTAAAAATAATATCAACTCTTGCCACTTCTTCTTTTGGTGGTCCCATATAATTTGGTTTAACTAAACCATAATAAGACCTTCCTACATAATAATTAACTTGACCACGTTCATTATAAGAGGGGAATATAATTCTATATTTTCTATCTCCTAAATTTTCAGTATATCCTATATTGTATTTTTTAATCTTATCCCAAGTCCAACCTCTTTCAGAAAGCATATATTTAACTGCTGACTTATAATATTTAGAATTACTCTTTTTGGACAAATATTTAAAACCTTCTGGTAAAGAACAAGTTACTAAATCGCTATACTCTTCTGGTTTTTGTTTTTTCTGGAAAGATTTTGTTGTTGGTAAAACTAAATTTAATCTTCTTAAATCTTCCTGATTGCCATAATCTGAAATCAACTTAGAGACATGACCTTTATATCTACATTTCCAACAGTGAAATATATTACTCTTGGAGTTATAAGCAAGATTGTATTTATCTTCATCATTTATACAAACTTTAGTCTTGCAATTAAATTCATATTCTTTAAGTTCTCCATCTCTTTTAGGAGAACCTAAAATTCTTTCTAAAATATTCAGTACAACTTGCTTATTGTTTTCCATAGATATGTTTGTGGAAACAAATATAGTGTAAAATTATTTTTAAAACAATTTTATTTTATTTCTTTTTCTTTATTGAGATTTTTATTAGTTATATTTCTAGTTACAATATCAGCATAACCCACAACATAAGCATCAGACATATCAAAATTTTCATCCATAAGCTTGTGAGTTTTTTTTGAGTATTTCCAATTTATTTGAGGTTCTTTTTCTACAACTTTTTCCCAAATTAAATATTTTTTATTGGTAGCACTTTTTGGAATAACTAAACTAGGAAATGCAGTTTTTCTAGCAGTGTTAACATTATAATATCTAGGTTCTATTTTAAATTTTCTATACAAATAAGAACTAATAAATGCATTCATAGTAGTAAGTTTTTGTATAGTTTCTGCATTTGAAAACTTTCCTTTAAAAGCTTTTAAAGGTTCTTCTATTGATATGTGTTCTAATTTATTTTCTCCATTTTCTAAATTTATAGCTAAACTTAATTGTTCAAAATGTTCAACAAAATCATCTAACCTTTGAAACAGATTTGTTTTAGGTTTGAATTTTATATATTCTAAATTACAAAGTTTATCATTTTTATCAAATAAAGCTATGCCAATTACAGTTGTAGATATATCTAGTCCTAAAGTCATTTTTTCGTATTTTTAATATGAGTTTTGCAAATATAAACTCAAAGTATAATATATGTTTTTTAATTAAAAAATAAATAGTAATTTCAAAAAAAAAAAGCCTTCTATAAAGAAGGCTTGTATATTTTTTTGTTATTATTCTACATTTCTAAATTAATCTCAAAAGTAACTGCATTTACATAAGTTTTCAAAACAGGTTCACTCATTTTCGCTACTGCAATTAATTCTCCAAATGCATTATATAAACCGACTTCAGTTATATATATATCATCATAATTAACTATTGGAGTTGCACTATTTAATTGAGATATAGCTTTTTCTTTATCCCAAGTTGGGTTATTTGATATAAAAAACTCTTGAGGCATAGCTATACAAACAGAAGTCATCTTAAAAGAAGTGTCTACATCTTGATAAGAAAGTATAGCTCCTTCTAAAGAATTATTAGAAAGACTATTACCAGTGAAATAAATATTTGTTTTATCATCAACATCAATACCAGTATAAGGTGAACCACTTTCTGTAAAACCTGAACTCCAAGGAATGTTGTTTACAATTTGAGGATGAGTTATAACAACGTAACCTTTATCTAATACTGCAAACCCACATGGTACATCGTAATTATAACCATCTCTACCATCTGGATAACCAGCAGTAACTGAAACTGCATAATTACCATTTGTTCTTTGGTCAGTATTATAAAAATCTTTTACTTCTGAATAAGAAGTTGCACCTGGTCTATCTTTATATTCTCCAGTTGGATTCCAAGAAGTAGAAGAAGAATTATCTATAGCATCTCCCAATTCATTTCTAGTTTTACCTGAATAAGGTTTATTTATATCATCTGAAAATAAAAATACAATATTATCCCCTAATAAAACATTAGATTCTCTCTTTAAAGGTTTTGTAGCTGTGTATGTACTTGAATACAAAGTGACACCAGAAAGCTCACCAGGAGTAGTACTACCTGTAACTGGAACTGTCATTTCAATTGTTCTACCATCTATAAATTCACTATAACTATCTGCAGGTATAGGAACAATTACTGCTTGGTCTACATTTAATTGCTGTAATTCAGGAAATACTTCTGAAACTCTACTTGTTGTAGGAAACTTACTTTCTTTATAAGGCAAATTGAATGATGTAAAATAATTACCTTTATTATTTGTTAAGCTTGTTCTATCGCAAAGAGTAAATTTTAAATTTTCTTCAAAGACACTTTTGATTCTTGAACTTTCTCTTTGTAAAGCCACATATGAATCTACCTTTTTTGTAAATCTTGAATCTGCAATCATTTTATTTTTTTATTTATTTGTTTGTTTATCTAGTTAAAATATTATCAGCAGCACCAATAGATTGAGGTGCTATTATTTTTCTTGTATATTTAAATTCTAATTTAAATTCACCAATATCACCAGCACCTACTAAATCATTAGATGGATTTCCGTAAAACTGAAAATCTATTGTTTTACTTCTTGTTGAACCAGTAGGACTCAATACTTGTCTGCCTTCTTTAGTTGTATCTACCCACTTTATAAGTGCTTGCCTTAACCCTTCATCAAATTGGTCCATTACTTGCCAATCATTATAAGAAATTTCCATATTTCCTTCATCAATAACATCTTGTAAAGGAGTTTTGCTTTGTGTTGAAGTTGTTGCAACTTGTGGACCTAACCTTCTAGTTAAAGGTGTTTTAACAAAGTCTGTTGCGGTTTTTCTTGCTGGGCTTATATTATTTTTGTTCATAATTTATTATTTATAATTTTGTTCCAAAACTTTGAGGAGTTTTGATAGAAGAAGCTTTTTGAAAAGCTTTTTTAGTTGTTTTAAGGATGTTTGATTTTTCAAATTGAATTGTACAAACATTATTGTCATCTTCTATTGTAGGATATAGTATTCTTATTCTATAACCTGGTGTAGTTTCTGTAGCTTCTTTCAAATTAATAATCAATTCATTGTCTTTAACTTGATTTTCTCCAAAATTCTTTGGAAGTAATTCATAAGTAGATTCTAGAGTAGGCTCTTCATCTAAAAGAGTTAATAATTCTTGAGTGAATACTGTTGGTATCTTACTTAAATCTTTATTTAAATCAACTGTAATATCTCCTTGACTAGTTGTATATTCTAAACTTTCATCTCCATCTCCTAAAACAGATTCATTTGGAGAAATTAAATATTTTAAAGCTCTTCCTTTTGCTCCAGTTATATTTCCTTCATTTTCTCCTGATAAATCTGGCACTTGTCCTGATTCTAAATTATAAGGAATTTTATAATTTACGTCAGCATCTCCCAAAGAGAATCTTTCTATTTTTAATCTATCTATTTTTGTACCATCTGAAAGTTCGACAAACCTAGGATGATTGTTATCTTGAAATAAATATTGCCTTCCTATCTCTGTTAAATAAGCTGTGGCGTAAACTGTATCTGCTGATGCTATTGCTCCCATATATTTTTATTTTATTTTTTTTAAAAGTCTATTTGTAATTGAAATGTTAAAAATCTTCCTTCATTTTTTTTGATTGGATATGTAGGTTTTCCTACAGCTACTAAATTACCTTCTCCATCTAATATTCCAACTTCTGTTATGTATGTATCACTATCTAAAGTATCATCAAAAGAACCATTTATAGAACTATTGAAAGAATCGTTTTTTGCAAAAGTAGTAATAACTGTTTTGTAAGTAGTTGCCATTATGTCTGATTTTAAATTACCAAACAAAAAGGATTCATCTCCAAATGTGAGACCAGTTGTAGAGTGGTCAGAATTATCAGTGAAAATATTATCTAAAACATAAGTTGTACCACTATCATAATCTTCTTGAGAAATAATAAATTGAAATGCGTTTAAATCTCTAGCATCTATTGTATTATCAGAAGTGCTACCTGTATAAATACCATTACCAACTCCATTTGAAATAAGTTTCCAACTATTCGAATTCACATCTTCAATAGTTGCTACCGCATTTGGGTCATCTACTTCTGCCACTAAAAGTTGTACTTTATTAGCATTCCATCCAGTACCTGAATAAGAAGAAGAAGATAACATATCTTGACTATTTCTAAGATAAGGAAAAGTGTTTGTTGGAAAAGTAGCAGATAAATATTGATAATTACCTGAATCATCAACTTGTCCATTTAATTTTTGAATATATCCACAATGTAATGATTTTGGATATCCAAAAGTAGTGTCTGGGGAAGTTGCTGAAAATGTTGATTCACTCTCCGTTAAATAAGTTACAAAATAAGTTTTTCCAGATTTAACTAAACCAGTAGCTTGAGAAGTAGTTAAGGGATATTTAGGAACTCCTATAGTTGAAATATTCAATGGAGGTATTGTGTAATTTCTATTAGACTTATAAGTTAATGAATTAAGTAACTCTGGGTCTGTTATGACTGCTATTTTTAATTTGTGATAAACTCTACCAACCACATTAGATGAACTAGTTACTCCATCCTTTAAATTTCTATAAGTTGTATTGCTAAAATCATCAATTTCAGTATCTCCATCTATATCATATAAAGTAAGACCATAAGAAAGAGTTTTTCCATTATCTCCTGATATATTATGCCACATAACATTAGGCAAATCAATTCTAACTGTTTTCTCTAAAAGTTGTTCAGCATAAGTATTACCTGTAAATTCATTTGTGTAATGTAAAATACCAACAGCTTGAGTATCTCCTGTAAAACCAAGATATTGTTTAGTTCCATTATATTCTATAGAACCATAAGAAGTATAACCGCTAACAACATTTAAAGGTCTACCAACAACTGATTGAGTCCTTACTATATTCATATTCCATAAAGAAGGGTTTACAGTTGTTCCAGTTCCGTAATAATTTTCTCCTCCATTAAATGGATAAAAGTATGCATTAATTATTTGTGAAGTAGAAACCACCCCCCCAAAATCTGGTATTGGTCTATCTAAACTAATGTCAGTACTTCCATTTGTACTAGTCACTCTATACCATAAACCAACTGTTGGATTAACTGTATCTATTATATTACCAGAATATGTTTTACCACTATTTTGTATTGGCTCCCAAGGAATATAAACCAAATCTCCTGCATTCGGATAATAATCACTAGGTGACAGATTATCTAAAGTAACTGTATAACCTCCATCAATTGGAGAGGTTGCATAAGTTATAGTGTTTGACCCCAACAACTTAGAAGTGTCTACAGCTGTAGTTGCAGTTAAACTTGTCGTTCCAGTAAAAAAACCATAACTTTCAGTAGCTCCTGTTGAAAATTGTTTAGATGAAACTAATTGATTTCCCTCTAAAGTTATAGGCTGTGAACCATCAAAATTAGTTGAAATAATAGGATTATCATCTAAAGGAGATAAGATTCTATTATTAGAAATGTCATATCTCATAGGATTTCCTCTATCAATAGAATAATCAACTTCTCTATCAGATAAAACAGCACTAACAAAAGTTAAGTTACCCAAAGACAATTGTCTTCTCCCAACATCAGTTAATTTGACGTTTATAAAAGTTTTAGGTTCATTTAAAATATATCCCATTTTCTATTTACTCTTTTTAGGAATTTTTTATAATATAACTTTAAAAGTTTTAAAGTAAACTTTTATTTGTTTACTTTAAAAAAATATTTCTTTCCTATAGAAATAAATATAGTATTAAAAAAAAATAAAATTTATTTATATAAGTTTTTTTATAACTAAATATTTATCATTAAAGTATTTTAAATGACATCAATAGATAGCGGAACAACTTTAGACATCAGACCTACGCCAGGTAGAGATACGAGATTTGCAGCAACAGGCTCTGAATCTACTTTTACTTTTGGTACTTTTAGATTAGAAAATAATACAGTAAATCCTTTTATAGATAATATTAGTGGGTCTACTCTTTCTTATGGTTCTTATGCAACTTTAGAAAATACAAAAACAGCTGATTTTGATATTATTAAAGTAATAACAACAAAATCAAATGAATTAAATTTAAAGCCAGAGGACGCTACAAGTTATGCTTATTTCGGTTCTTTTTATACTAAAGTAGCTAATGCAATAAATAATATAATAGACACGTTCCCTTATGCTTTTCTTTCAAAATCTATTAATAGTGGAGTGACTATTTATGATTATTCTCATGATGTTATACAAAATACTTCAACATTTAAAATAGCTTTTTCATCAATAACTAATCAAGGTGACATTTTATATGTTTCTGGTAGGTCTGAACAATCAGAATCACAAATAGATTTATTTAATGAAACTAGTTCTTTTGCTATACAGTTAAGTGGAGATTCTCAAAATCTTGGTACTGGTAATACATTTATGAACGAAATTCATAAAATAACTTCTTATAGTTATTCTTTGAATCAATATTTGCAATTTACAATAGATGGTATTTTATTACCTCAAGAGTCTGTTAGTTTAAGTAGTTTTAATTATCCTTTATATATAAGACCTACTAGAGAAAGAGTGGGTCAATTTAAAAGAACTTTACCAAATCTGGAGAGGCAAATTATTTATGATGGTACTTTTTTAGTTCCGAATAGCGAAATAGGCACTTATGAAAGAAAAATATTTGAATGGCCAAAGACGATTGATGGTTTTGCTCCTGATAGTTATGGAAACTCTTTTGATTCTTATGTAGAAAATATATTAGAAGTTGCAAGATATATAGATGAAGAGAAAACTAACATAATGCTAAGAACTATGCTTCCTGAGAATTTTATAGATTTAGATTCTCAAGATAAAGCCTATAGAAAATTAACAACTGTATATGCTGAGCAATTTGATTCAATTAAACAATATATAGACGGTATTGCTTATGCTCATTCTGTTAGCTATGATGGTTCTGAAAGTGTACCAAATAAATTTTTAGTACGACTAGCTAATATGTTAGGGGCTAAATTGCCGAATGCCTTTAATTCAGAAAATGTAATAGATTATCTAGCAGGAGAATTTGATTCATCTAATAAATCATTCGAAGAATATAACTTAGAATTGTGGAGAAGAATTATGGTAAACATAGTTTGGCTCTATAAAAAAAGAGGTACTAGAGATGCTATAAGTTTTATTTTTAAATTAATAGGTGCGCCTAAATGTCTTTTTAATTTAGAAGAATTTGTTTATGATGTTAAAAAGGTAACAAGAAGTCTTGATTTAAATATAGGAGAAACTGATGTATTTGACCCAAATACTTTTACTATAGAAAATAGTAATGAACCAGAATCTTTTATACCAGCTAACCTTTTTGATGAAATTAGTTCAAGAGATTTAAATGATGCTCTTGCATTTGATGAAAATGGTAATATCATAAATAATGATGGTTATCCAGATGTAAATTCTCAAATTTTTCAAATTGGAGGTCTAGGTAGAGGTAATGGTCAAAGCTTTATAGATGGGTTAGGTACAGAGTATGACCCTTTAAAAAGAGTTGATAACTTAAAGACTAAAACAGGAAATACTAGAAGTATTGTAAATTCCAAAGAAATAAATGTAGACTTAAGACCATCTAGAGCTATCGAGTGTGATGTTATGGATTGGTATGAGTTAGGGTATGGTTGGTGGAATTGGGGTTCAACTTCTTATTATTTCTCAGGATTAACTGTACCTTTTGATTGGCAAGTTGAAGATGTAAATACTATTGTTCCAAATAATATGTCAGGAATAACCATATATGAATGGTTAGATTATATTTACAAAAACAATGTAGACCCAAGAAATAGAAAAACAAAAGATTGGCAAAATGGAACCACAGGTACCTATAAAGATTTGAAAAAAATATACATAACTTATATGTTATGGACTAATAATCAAAATTCAAATAGGTTAACATTTAAGAAGTTAGATAAATTTTTAAGTTTATTAGAAAGAAACTTTCAAGATTTAGTACCTTTTTTAGTTCCTTCCACTAGCATAATATCGACATATGGAACAACATATGGAAATACTGAATTTAATAGACATAGATTTATTTATAAACCAGGTATAAATGATGGTTCAGAGTTTAAAGTTGATTTACCTTTAGTTCTTGAGCCTACAGTGCAGACTTCTGATTTTACTGTTAGTATTTCTAATAATTTTGACCCTTCTATAAATTCAAACAATTTTACAGCAAATATTTCAAATAAACCAGAGGTAAATATTGACATTTCTGATTTTAGAGTTACATTGTCTGAGAAGGTTAATCCAAGTACAAACTTAATTAATTCAAACACAAAAGTATATGAAGAAGAAATTAAACAAGTGCAATATCAACAAGTTGTTAGAAATTTAACTCCAATAATTTATCCAGATTAATATGTCATTAAATAAACAAATAGTATCTAGAACAATTGGTGAAAATGATGGTATTTCTCAAGTTTTTATTCAAAATCATATACCTTATATTTATGAACCTATCTTAGAGCCAAAAACTTTCCCAGTACCACTTTTTAGTTTACAGGGTGCAACATTTGATTTTTACAATCAAGTCATAGATGGGATTTCAGTTAATATAAACAATCAAAAACAAATATTTTATACTTATACTGCAAACACATCATCATTTAGTGCTATTACGAAAACTATATATGATATTTATAAGTTAGATTTCCCTACATACAATACAGTTTTTAACAACTTTGATATAGAAGGAGATGAGATTTTACCAGATTCTGCAACTACAATAGGAGCAACCGCAGAAACAATAACAACAGATACTATTTCTGAAATATTAGAAAACCCTTTAATTACACTATATGATACTGGTTCAACTGTAACTTTACCAAATTATACGTTAGATTTACCGTTTATAATAAAACCAGAAAATCAATTTGCACAACCACTCTTAGAAGATAAAGCTCAATATTTCATAGATACAAGATATGAATTTCCTTTAGAAAGAGATAAGAGTTTGGGAGGATATCAAATTTTAAGTGGTGGAGTTGCAACAAATATAACCTTATCAGGTTTAAGTGACAGTGGAGACTTTTTAGTAGAAACAAGTAGGAACGCAGAAACAATAAATAAAGGAAAATTTTCTGGAATAACTTCACATGGTGCTCTTTTTACTTATTTTGTTGCTCCTCAAAAACCTAATATAGATGTTATAAGCGACCAACCTAGTGTTGTAGGTACTTTAGATACATTTTCTCCAATATTCAGTTTTAATAACGTTTCTGATGGAGATTATTATAGGTTACAAGTAACTTATGATGTTAATGATACAGCATTTACTGGTGGGACAATTTTTAGAATTCCAAAACAAGAAGGAGTACCTGATTTTATTAGAACTTATTCTACACCACTTTCTCCAGATACTTTCTTCTTATACAGAATAGGTAATACTAAAGAAATTACTAACATTTTTGGAGTAAAACAAAATGTTACCACTTGGGGAAGAAGTGAACAAGCTCTTACTGCTTCAGCTGGAATATTTAATATTTCTGGTGGAATTTATCAAGATTATGCTCCTGGTGACCCTTCAGGATTAGTTGGAAGTCCGATTACTGGTGCTACTGTTATTTTTATTGTAGTTAGTGCTAACGCAGATGTAGAATTAGGAGTTGATGCACCTTATGAAAATGTAATTGCAGATGAAATTAATCAAGCTCTTGGTGGTGGTGCTGGTACTTTATTTTCAGCAACAACAGATGTGAATGGCTCTTATACAATTAATAATGTACAAGGTGGTAATTTAGCAGTAGTAATAACTCATCCTTATTATCAAACATATACTGGAACTTATATGAATAAAGCTACTGCATCAGGGGTAGATTATGCATTGAATTTATATTGGGGTAATACGGGTACTACATTTGGAAATGTTGGTAGTCAAATATTTATTTAAAATTTAAAATATGTCAAATATAATAAACACAGGAGATACATTAGAAGAAGGAAGACAAAAAATTAATAATATATATAATAATTTGTCTTTATGGACTGCTGGTACTGGTTCTTATTCTATAGTAGCAAATAATTCCACTAATAATGAATCATTAGGAGAATATAGTGTTGTTGGTGGCGAAAACTCATTATCTAATGGTGATTATTCATTTATTTATGGTCAAAATTTAACTGGTAACAATTCAAGTTTTTTGATTGGTAAAAATAACAATTCAGTAAAAGACTATAATTCTTTATATGGACAAAATAATATTTCAACTAGTAAGTTGAGTGTAATTTATGGTTCAGGAAATACAGTTGGTTTAGGAGATACAGTTAATTATTCTGAAAATTTTTGTATAGGAGCAAATAATGTTATAACTTCTTCAGGTGGTGTCATTTATTTACAAGGTTATAACTCTACTTCAAATTCAAGAGGTTCTAATATATTTGGTGGATTAAATAATGTAAATGATGGATTATATTCATCTATTTTTTGTTCTCCATACTCATCCTTAAGTTCGTCTGCTAGTTATAGTGTAATTTTAGGTGGACAAAATATAAGTGCAAATTCTCCAAAAACTGTATATGTACCATACTTAAACATTCAAACAGTTACTGGTAATTCTTCTAGTAGTGATGTTTTAGTTTATAATACAACTACTAAAAATGTAGAAAAAACAAGTTTACCTGGCGATGGTATTGATAACTATAAAAATTGGCAACAAATAAATGGTCAACCTATTACTAGAAATCTTAATATAAACTCTTCTTATATAATTAATGAATTATCATCTCCATCAGTTGCTTACACCTTAAGATTACCTACTACTGCTTCAATTGGAGATTCTGTAAGAATTTTGTCTTTTATGCCAAATACAAGTGGTGTTAAAATAAAAGTTATAGGAGCTTTAGATTTAATAGTTTTAGGTGGAGGAAAAGATGAATTGAATGATACATTAATAACAAGTAATACATATACATATGGTAATACTAAGAATTTTCAATTATTTATTTATGAAACTGTTGAATTTACTTGTATTAATATTAGTTCAGGAATAAAATGGGTAATTTCAAATATAACAACATTGCAAAATTTTCAAAAATATAATTCAACAACGGGTTTTGATGCTTTATTGAGTGATAGATTTATTTAAAAAAAGATATAAAAATTATGAGTTTTAATTACATATTAACAAGCGATACAACTTTTGAAGCTGTAGATAAAATAAATGAAAATTTTTCTGGGGATTCTAATATTTGGAGTTCTACTACTGGTAACAATTCAATTATATCTATAAATGATACAAATAATATATCTTCAAATGACTATAGTTTTGCTGGAGGTCTAAAAAGCAAATCTAATGGATTATATTCTTTTGCTTATGGTAAAAATGTAAGTGCTGATGGAGATTATTCTTTTGCAACAGGAGAGAGTGGTAGTTCAATTGGAGATTTTTCTTTTACTTCTGGATTACAAACAACTGCCATAGGAAACTATTCTTTTGCTTCTGGATATCAAACAACTGCTATTGGTGATTATTCTTTTGCTTCTGGATATCAAACAACTGCTATTGGTGATTATTCTTTTGCTTCTGGATATCAGACAATTGCTTCTGGAAATTATTCTTTTGCAAGTGGTTATAATTCATCTGCTATTGGCGATTATTCTTTTGTTTATTCAAAAAATTCATTAATAACAGGTGATAGAAGTGCTATTATTGGAGGTGAAAATATAACTGGGGGGAGTGATGATACTGTATATGTTCCTTCTGTTAAAATAGATACAGTAGAAGACATTTCTTCTCCTCCAACAAAAGTTTTATCTATAGATTTAAATGGAAATGTCATAACGAAAGATTTGGTAATTCCTTCATCTTTTTTTGTTTGGAATCACATAACAGGACAAAATATTAATATAACCTTAAATAATGGATATGTTAGCAAGACAAATGGAACTTATCAAGTTGGTAATTATAATACTTTTACAATGCCTACTTCTAATTCTTCAGATTTTGGAAAAAAAATAAAATTAGTTAGTGATGAAAGTAGTGTTACTCGTTTATATTTTCCTCCTAATGTATATTTATCTTATTTTAATGATGTTCCAAAAAAAATTGATAATAAATCTTTATATTTATATGAATATGAATATATCGAATTAACTTTCTTTTATTATAATTCATCAAATTATTTCTGGGTTATAAATAATTTTGTTAGTAATTTAAGAACTGAGCATTATGATTTTTTTAAATCTAGAATTCAATAAACAAAATAAAAAAATATGGATTTAATATTAAGTGGAGATAATATAAATGAAGGTAGAATTAAAATTAATAGTCTATCTGGTTTGACCTCTTTGTGGAGTGCTAGTACTGGAAATTATTCAATAATAGCCGATAATTCAACTGGAAATTTAGCATCTGCTAATTATTCATTTGCTGCTGGTAATGATAATTTTTCATCTGGAAATACTTCTTTTTCTAATGGATATAAAAATGTTGCTGGTGGTGATTATTCTTTTGCTTCTGGACATCAAACAACTGCTATTGGTAATTATTCTTTTGCACAAGGAAATAAAACTACATCATTTGGAGATTATTCTTTTACATCTAATGATGAGTGTAAATCTTATGGAAATTATTCTTTGTCATTAAATAATTTAAGTATTTCTTCTGGAGCTTGTTCGACTAGTATAAATAATAGAACTTTAACTTATGGAGATTACTCTTTTGCATCTGGTCAATATGTTCAAATAGATGGAGATTATTCATTTATAAATTCTTCTACAAGTACATTGTATGATTTAAAATGTCTTGGTAATAAAAGTGCGATTTTAGGAGGTTCTTCAATGACTAATCTTTATGATGATGATATGGTATATGTTTCAAAGTTAAATATTAATAATATATCTAATGATAATAACCTAACAAATGTTTTAACTTTAGAGTCTAATGGTGATGTAAACCAAAAAGAATACGATACTAATTTCATAAACTTAACAGGAGAAAATTTAAGTAACTCAATAGTTTTAGAAGTAAATAAATTTTATTCATTATTTCAATCAAATCCTACAAATAAAAACTTTTTACCTACAACAGGAAATACAGGAGATGTTATAATTATTGCTAATATGCGGAATTCAAATACATTTAAAGAATATATATCAGTAAATATAACATATAATACTTCTATTTTTTATGGTATTGGAGATAGTACTGGAATTGAATTGACAAATGCAAATGCTTCTAGTGATGATTTTAATTTAAAAAGAGGAACTGTAATTGAATTTACATATTTTGGTTCAGATGTTGGATTAGATTGTTGGGTTGTAACTAAACATGATACAATAGGTAAATTTATTACCAGTTTAGATGATTATGGGTCAACTGATTGTGATACGGAATACATTAGTTAAATAAATATTTAATAGTATGTCAAACGATTTTAAAAACGGAAGAGGATTAAATTTATCAGACCCCAAGTATGATAAGGATGCTGTTAATTTGCGTACATTGAAGCGTGAGATTGATAGTGTTGTATTAGGTAGTGGAAGTACATTAAGCTTATTTGAAGTTGGTAGTGGTAACAATTCAGTTGTTTTAAAAAATTCCAATAGTGATGCTGGAGGTGATTATTCAGCAGTATTAGGAGGTTTAACTAATGCTATAGGTTCTAATTCTGATTATTCAGCAATATTAGGAGGGTTAAGTAATACTATTGACGATAATATTTATAATACGGTAATTGCTGGAGGTGTTAACATAAATGCTAATAAGAGTAATTCTTTATACACGGAAAATGCTAGGTTAGCTGAAAATGGTGGAGTAATTTACTCTGCAGGAACTGATTTGTATAATATTTTTTCTACAATTGGTTCTGATGTATTTACTAATGGTTTAACATATGATAATGCGAATAAATTAACTTTATCTAAGAGTGATTCTTCCATTTTAGAAGTTGTTATAGATGAATTTACAGGATTAACTATTAATGGTGATTTTGAAGTTTCTGGGGTAATTTCTTCAGGTTCTACTGATTTATCTAATTTATTTGCTCCAATAGGAGCTTTAACACCTTTACCTTCCATAAATCAAGCGCAAATATTTATTGGAGACCAAACTAACAATCCTCAAGCTGTAGATGTTATTGGTGATGTTTTTATTAATTATTCAGGTCGTACAACTATACAACCTCAAAGTGTTACATTTGAAAAGTTTCAAAATTTAACAGGGAAATCAGTCGTAGGTACTTCAACACCAACTGGAGGTACAGTTGAAGAGATTCCAATTTTAGATGCTTATATATTGTCAGCTTATAACATATCTTTATTAGATAATTCTACAAATTGGGATATTAATGGTGTATATGTAGGTCCTACAATATTAGATACATATCAAGGTCAAGCTTACTTTAATGCGAATTATTGGTTTACAGCAGTTGCAGATAATGTATGGATTCGGTTAATTAGAGGTTAATAAATTAAAAATTTACTATTTATTAGTATGCCATCTTTAATTACATATAATAGTAGGAACATTTTAAACAACAACATATATGCTACACCTATGGATGTTGGTTCTTATGCTGTTCTTAATAGTGCATTTCAATTAAATAGTTTACCAGCAGAGAGACGAAAGTCTGGGATGATGGTGTATATTTTAGAAAGTAATTCTTTTTATATTCTAAAAGATGTTGATTGGAACTTTACCACTACTGATTGGCAACCCCTATCAATAGACAATAAAGACGAAAAAAGCTTTTTAGATAAAGAGATACCTACTGGGATAGTTAATGGTATAAATAGAGAATTTATATTATCTCAAATACCACAAGAAAACTCTGAGCATGTTTATCTAAATGGAGCTTTACAAGACCCAGGAGAAGAAAATGATTATACTATATTCGGAAATGTTATAACATTTAGAAAAGCACCTTATTTAGGTTCAAAAGTTAGATGTACTTATAGACTAATAGAAAAAATCTCCCCAGAACTTCAAATTTCAGACAAAGAAATACCAGAAGGGGTTGCTGATGGATTTAATAATATATTTTTATTACAAAATCTACCTGAAATAAACTCTGAACATGTTTATGTAAATGGATTACTACAAGATGATAGTCAAGATTATGATTATGAAATTGTTGATAATCAAATTATATTCAAATACCCACCTTTAAAAGATTCTAGAATAAAATGTACTTATAGATTTTTTTAAAAATAAAATTAATATAAATCATAAAATAAAAAAAAAATCATATTTATTAATAACGCAAAAATGAGAACTATAAAATAATTGAAACATGAATAAGTACAAAACAAACGATTTATATTTAGCAGCTTTCTTAAAGTTGAACAACCAAAAAATTTCGGTTGAAAAAAATAAGAATAAAGTTTCTTTTATTTTTGATGAAACTGAAGAATTATTAAATTTAGTTAATCTTTATTTAACTGAAGAAGGAAACTGTAAACCTTTGTCTTATACAAATTCAATCAAAAATTTAAAAAATCTTATTTATAACCTTTAATTAAGATTATAACATATTAATTTTTTGTTATTATGTTAGGAATATCTTTAGTAGTTAAAAATTTAACAGATTTTATTGTAGAAGAAATATCAAACTATTATTCTGAAGATAATATTAATGAAAAACTAATCATAGACATTAAATCCTTAAAAGGTATATATGAAAATTTTGGTGTAGATAAAATTATTATTGAGTTAGGTCAATTGAATGAGTATTTACATGATAAATCTGGATTCCATAAAGACAAAAATGAATATATATCTTATCTTACTTTGAATGTAAATAATTTAACAGTTGATTCTTTGTTACATGAGTTAAAACATATTTATGTTGATTGGTGCATTTATAAAAATGGAGGTAAACCAATTAAAGAAAGTAAAGAAGTTAAAGAGTTGTATACTGAAGATTTTCAAAAATTATTAACAACAGACAAAAGTAAAATACCTAACTTAATAAAAGTTATTCGCTTTTTTTATTATTCAACAAAATTAGAAATACCTTCTTTTTTAGAAAATCATTTTTTTGACAATAATTTTTATTATAAAAATGAAATAAAAAAAATGTTAGATTTCAAAGTTGAAAATTTTAAAAATAAAAAATGTAAAAAAGAATTTAATATTTTACAATCATATAACATTCCTAAATTTAACAAATTTAAAACATATGAAAGTTTTTTAGAATATTGTAATAAGTTTTTTAAAATTAGAGGTTTATATATTTTAAAGAAAATAAACAAGGTAGATTATTTGTTAAAAAATGTTAAAAAATAGTTTTTATTTTTTTTTCTTTATATTTATTAATTGCAATGAGCTTCCAAGGCTCAAATATTTAAATTTATATATTATATCAAGAAATCTCTCAAACAAAATTTGAAGATTTATTTCACATTTATATTAAAAAAAACTTTTAATAAATATTTTTTTGTATAAAAATATTTTAATAGTTTTTAATCATTTATATTTATAATCCTATTTTATATTTAAATTAATTATGTATATGCCAAAAACGACACGAAAGAGTGTAGAATAAAACATAATAATTAAAAAAACAAATGGAAAATAGATTATTTTTATTAGAAGCACCAGTAGAGCCAACAAACAATTTTACAGGTGGAACTAGGATTATCTTAAATAAACAATCAGACGGTAAATTGACTGATGCTGAAATTTTAAGACCAATTGGTATTGAGAAATCAGATTTACCTGGGTTAGTTGACGACTTACAAAATTTAGAACAAGCAATTACCAACGAGAAGAGTAGAGCTGAAGCAAAAGATGCTGAACATGATGCTGAAATCGCTGCTGAAGTTGCTAGAGCTGAAGCAAAAGATGCTGAACATGATGCAGCTATCGATGCTGAAGTTGCTAGAGCTAAAGATGCTGAAGGTTCATTAGAGACATCAATCAGTGATGAAACTACTAGAGCTAAAGATGCTGAAGGTTCATTAGAAGTTAAAATCGATGCTGACGTATCTGCTGAAGAATCAGCGAGAGTTTCAGGAGACGCTTCATTAGAGGCTAAAATCGATGCTGACGTATCTGCTGAAGAATCAGCGAGAGTTTCAGGAGACGCTTCATTAGAGGCTAAAGTATCTACTGAAAAAAGTAGAATTGATGCTATTTTAGAGGCTTCTGATGCTGATAAAGATTCATTCGCTGAAATCGTAACATTAATCAACTCTGTTGATACTGAAAATGACCAAGCATTTGCATCTTATGTATTATCTAATGATGCTGCTTTATCAACTGAAGTATCTTCAAGAATTTCAGGTGACGCTTCATTAGAAGGTAAAGTAAACGCTGATATCTCAACTGAGGTTTCTGCTAGAGAATCTGCTGACTTAGCTGAACAAAACGCAAGAATTGCTGGTGATGCTGCTGTAACGGCTGCATTCGAAGCTGCTGACTCTGTAGAGAAAGCTACTAGAGAAGCTGCTGACGCTTCATTAGAAGCTAAAATCGATGCTGACATGTCAGCTGAAGAATCTGCAAGAATTGCTGCTGATGGTTCATTAGAAGCTAAAATCGATGCTGACATGTCAGCTGAAGAATCTGCAAGAATTGCTACTGATGGTTCATTAGAAGCTAAAATCGATGACGAAATAACTAGAGCGATAAATACAGATACTGACCTTCAAAATGAATTAAACGCTGAGATAGCTAGAGCTACAGCTAAAGATGCTCAGCATGATACAGCTATCGAATCTGAAGTAAGTTCAAGAGTATCTGCTGATGCTTCATTAAATGAAAAAATCGAACTTGAGTCTAAGGATTTAAATGAATCTATAGCTAGTGAAGAAGCTGCAAGAATTGCTGCTGATGGTTCATTAGATGTTGCATTAGCTGCTGAGATTTCAAGAGCTACTGAAGCTGAAGATTCAATCGCTACAGTATTATCAAGTGAGGTTTCTTCAATCATCGCTAACACTGACTTAAACTCAATCGATTCATTCGCAGAAGTTGTTAGTGAATTAGATGCTGAAGAATCAACTCGTTTAGCTAGTGATACTTCATTGGAAGCTGAAATCGATGCATTACCTTTAACTGATGATGTAACAATCGAAGTTGATGGTGATAACAACATTAGAATGAAAGATGTTATTGCTGAAGGTACAGCTGGAGAAAGAACATTCGAAGGTTTAAACAAAGCTGGTGTTCAACCAGATAGTTTAGCTGGATATGATGCTTTATCATTCATTACTAAAGGAATTTTAGATAACTTTGATGCTACTGTAACAGGTGACGTATCTGCTGAAGCTAGTATTAGAGCTGCTGCTGATGCTTCATTAGAATTAAGATTGTCTACTGAGGAATCAACTCACGCTATTGAATACTCTACTGAAGTTGCTGCTAGAGAAGCTGCAATCAGTTCTGAAGCTAGTTCAAGAGTTGCTGCTGATGGTTCATTAGAAGCTAAAATCGATGCTGACGTATCTGCTGAAGAATCAGCGAGAGTTTCAGGAGACGCTTCATTAGAGGCTAAAGTATCTACTGAAAAAAGTAGAATTGATGCTATCTTAGAGGCTTCTGATGCTGATAAAGATTCATTTGCTGAAATCGTAACACTAATCAACTCTGTTGATACTGAAAACGACCAAGCATTTGCTTCTTACGTATTGAGTAATGACGCTGCTTTATCAACTGAAGTTGCTGCTAGAGAATCTGCTGACGCTTCACTAGAAGGTAAAGTAAACGCTGATATCTCAACTGAAGTTGCTGCTAGAGAAGCTGCTGACGCTTCATTAGAAGCTAAAGTAAACGCTGATATCTCAACTGAAGTTGCTGCTAGAGAATCTGCTGACTTAGCTGAACAAAACGCAAGAATTGCTGGTGACGCTGCTGTAACAGCTGCATTCGAAGCTGCTGACTCTGTAGAGAAAGCTGCAAGACTTGCTGCTGACGCTTCATTAGAAGTTGTGTTATCTGCTGAGATTTCAGTTCAAAACTCAATCGACCAAGCTATCAAAGATGGTGTTAACGGAGCATTAGTTGAAATCAAATCTATGATTTTAAACGCTGTTAATGTCGGGAAGTTTGTGATTTTAAATAGTGCAGTCGGAGATGGTGTAACTGTAGATTTCAGTGTATTAATTAATGGAAGTGGAGCAATCTACTTAAATGGTTTATTACAAGAAAGAGATGTTGATTATACTTTCAGTTCAGTAGTAGATGCTAAAGGTAACACTCAAGGTACCTTCACGTTCAATGTAGCACCTGAAACTGGAGCATCAGTTGTGATTTACGGACAAGAAGCAATTGCTGTAAACCCTGATTATTATGGTAACTTTACTCCATTAGCATAATCTACAACCCTAGATTAAACTAAAACCAATGTATTATTAATTTAATACATAAACAAAAAAGGGGAGGATGAAATACTCCTCCCTCTTTTTATTTTTAACACTTATGAAAAAAGAATATAAAATAAAATCACAAGAATTAAACAATAATGATTTTGTTGATAACACCAATGAGTGGTATTATATCGAACCAACAACAACCCAATTCGAAAATATTTTTCCCAGAATGATAAATTTAACACCATCAAAAACAACATTTAACGTATGTGATGCTGGATTTGGTTTGGGTACAATGATGTATAACTTTTATATTGAATCCAAAAAATTTGAGGACAAAACTTTTAATTTTTTTGGTGTTGAGAAGTATAAAGAGTATGTTGATTTTTTTAATAAAAACCTAAAAGGTTATTGGGATAATAATATCGATTTGTATGTTGATGATATTATGAATCATAATTATGGTAAATATGATATTGTTTATTGTTACACACCATTTAAGAATGAAAATGAATTGATGGGTATGTATCAAAAAATTGTTGATGAGTTAAAACCAAACGGAATATTGGTTGAATATGCTTGGTCTGGAATGGGGTTTTATTCTTCTATAAGAAAAACACATAAAAATAACCCTGAAACAACAAAATTAATTCGATTAATTACTCATGATGTGTTAATAAAACTATAAAATAACAAATTAAAAAATAAAAAAAAAGAAAAATGGAAACAAAACCAGGATTTTACAAAGAAACCGAAGAAGGTTGGTATTATGCACCAAATGCAGTGTATAATGGTGATTATTCTTTATTAAAAGAACAAAAAGATACCTACACTTATCCAACGGATGGGTGGTCATGGTATGATGATGAACCTGAAGGATTTATTGATATATTCAATAAACCTGAAGAAGAAATAACTGAAGAAACACCTGAAGGTGAATTATAATAACAAATTAATTAAAAAAATAGAAAATTATGGCACAAGTAGTAGGAGGTGTACAAGCACCTAAATATATTTACTTACCTAACGCTACGGTAAGATATAATAAATTAAATTATAATTATCCAATCGATACAACACCATACAAAACTTATACAAGACCAGCGGATTGGTTGGATTTACCAGCGGTAAATGAAGGTGATGAAGTAATTTACATGTTGGTTGCAATTTATGAAAATAACCCAAATAGTATCGTATTCTCAGTTAGAGGTGATTATACTGTTGATTGGGGTGATGGAAATATTATTAATTATGACCAAAATAGTACAAGTGTGAATGCTGTTGATGGTAAAACAGGTTATTCAATAAATTGGGATGACATTGACCCATCAACATTAACATCAGAAGGATATAGACAAGCAATTGTTAAAATCACACCACAAGTTCCTGGTGGTTTAACTCATTTCAATAATCAATCATTCTATCAATCAATGCTTAATGGTGTATATGGTGGTGTAGGTCTTTCAGGTCTTTTGGATATGAAAATGGCTGGACAAAACATCAATTATTTAAAAGTTGGTGGTGGTAATAACCCAAAATTCGAACAATTTGAGTTTGTTGGTTCAAATAGTATTGTGGCTAGTAACAGTATGTTTAATGGTTCAACTATTAAAAAAATAGTTTCTTTAGATATGTCTAATATCACTAATGGTTATTATATGTTTAGACAATGTACTAAATTAATAGAGTTACCAGAAGATATGGATTTAACAAGTTTAACAAATGTATATGACATGTTTGCGTATTGTAGTTCATTAGAAAAATTACCAACATTAGATTTGACAAGTTGTACAAGTATGCAAAATATGTTTAAACATTCTTCTCAGATAAGAGAAATTAATTTAATAAATACATCCAATGTAACAAATGGACAAGATGCTTTTTACGGCTGTTCAAACTTAGTTAAAATAACTGGTTTAGATACAAGTTCAATGACAATAACACATCAAATGTTTTATGGTTGTAATAAATTAATGGATTTACCTGAAATTAACTTACAAAGTTGTACAAGGACTTCAAGTATGTTTTATGCGTGTAATTCAATCATAAGATTTGATAATGATATAATTAATACATCAGGTGTAACGAATATGCAAGGTATGTTTGGTCATTGTTCAAATTTAATAGAAATACCTAAAGATTTTGATACATCTAGTGCAACAAATATGACTTATATGTTTAATAAATGTAGTTCTTTAAGAAGAATACCTTTATTAAATACTTCAAATATAACTAGTGGTTATTATATGTTTAGACAAGCAGATATTGAAGAAATTCCTGATTTAGATTTCTCTAATATAACACACGCTGGAGAGATGTTTTCGCATTGTTATAAATTAAAAACGTTACCAACATTAGACTTATCTAGTTGTACAAGTATGCACAATATGTTTAAAAATTCTTCTCAGATAAGAGAAATTAATTTAATAAATACATCCAATGTAACAAGTGGACAAGATGCTTTTTACGGCTGTTCAAACTTAGTTAAAATAACTGGTTTAGATACAAGTTCAATGACAATAACACATCAAATGTTTTATGGTTGTAATAAATTAATGGATTTACCTAAAATTAACTTACAAAGTTGTACAAGGACTTCAAGTATGTTTTATGGGTGTAATTCAATCATAAGATTTGATAATGATATAATTAATACATCAGGTGTAACGAATATGCAAAGTATGTTTGGTTATTGTTCAAATTTAATAGAAATACCATCTGATTTTAATACAGATAGTGCAACAAATATGCTTTATATGTTTCAAACAACATCTAATTTAAAAACAATACCATCTATTAATACTTCAAATATAACTAGTGGTTATTATATGTTTAGACAATCAGGTATTGAAGAAATTCCTGATTTGGATACTTCCAATATTACAGATAGTAGAGAAATGTTTGGTTATTGTTCAAGACTTAGAAAAATAGGTAGTTTGGATTTTTCATCTGTAACTAACGCAACAAATATGTTCAGAAATAACTATGGTATTGGTAAGTCTGATATATATGGTTTAACTAAATCACATACTTATCTTCATGGTAAGTTATCTAGAACTGAATTAGTTAACATTTTCAACAACTTGGGTAACGCAACATCTCAAACAATAGATGTTAGGTATAACCCTGGTACAGCTGATTTAACTCCTGAAGATATTGCTATAGCAACATCAAAAGGATGGACTGTAACGGTTTAATAATTTAATAATTAAAGAGGGGGTATTCTCCCTCTCTTTTTTCATATTTATAAAAAAAATAACAAATTAAAAAATAAAAAAAAGAAAAATGGAATTAAAACTAGGATTTTACAAAGAAACCGAAGAAGGTTGGTATTATGCACCGAATGCGGTGTATAATGGTGATTATTCTTTATTAAAAGAACAAAAAGATACATACAACTATCCAGTTGATGGATGGAAATGGTATGATGATGAACCTGAAGGATTTATTGATATATTCAATAAACCTGAAGAGGAAGAAGAAGATAATATTTCAGAAGAAGAAACTACATTATAATAAAAAAACAATAACAAATTAATTAAAAAAATAAAAAATTATGGCACAAGTAGTAGGAGGGGTTCAAGCCCCAAAATATATGTACTTACCGAATGCTACGGTAAGATATAATAAATTAAATTATACATATGAAAAAACAACAACATTTAATGATACTTATGTGAGACCAAGTGATTGGTTAACGTTGCCTGAAGTTAATAATGGTGATGAAGTTGTTTACATGTTGGTTAGTGTATATGAAAACACACCAAGTTATGTTGGTTTTGCAGTTAATGATGATTTTACTGTTGATTGGGGTGATGGAAACATTATTAATTATGATGGTATATCAAAAACAAGTGCGACTCACAGAGTAAATCATGTATTGAATTGGGAAGACCTTGATGAGTCAACATTAACATCTGAAGGATATAGACAAGTAATTGTTAAAATAACACCACAAGTACCAGGTGCATTAACTAAATTTGATTTAGCTTACGCTTATCAATCTGAATTAAACGTAGCTACTTATTCTAATATTTTGGATGTTAAAATAGCTGGTCAAAATATAAGTATTTTTAGACCTGGGAGTGCGTACCATAAAAAAATGGAACAAATCGAATTTATTGGTTCACATAGTATAACTAATGCGACTAGTCTTTTTGTTAATTCAAAAATTAAAAAATTGGTATCATTTGATATGACAAACATTACAAATGGTACTAGTATGTTTAATGGGTGTTCTAATTTAATAGAGTTACCATCTGATTTTGACACTTCAAACCTAACGGAATGTGGTAGTATGTTTAAAAATTGTTCTTCATTAGAAAAAATATCGTTAGATTTAACTTCTTGTACAAATACAGTACAAATTTTTGAGGGTAGTAATAAGATAAAAGAAGCTAATTTACAAAATACTGGTAATGTGACAAACATGAATAAAATGTTTAAAGGTTGTAGTAGTTTAGAAACTGTAACAGGTTTAGATACTTCATCTGCAACAAATTTAAGTAATTTATTTGAAAGTTGCTCTAGTTTAATTGATGTACCACAAATAGATTTTACTTCTTGTACTACAGCATACTATATGTTTGTTCGTTGTTCTTCTATTGTTAGATTTGAAAATGGTTTAATTAACACATCTGGTGTTTCAAATATGGGTTATATGTTTCATAGTTGTAATTCGTTATTAGAAATACCTAAAGATTTTGATACTAGTGGTTGTACAAATATGTATGGTATGTTTGGTTATTGTTCATCTTTAAGAAAAATACATTTATTAAACACAGACAGTGTTACAAATATGCAATATATGTTTTTTAATTCAGGTATATTAGAATTACCTGAAGGGTTTGATACTTCAAACTCAACGAAATGTGATTATATGTTTAAAGATTGTTCTTCATTAGAAAAAATATCATTGGATTTAACTTCTTGTACAAGTACAATACAAATGTTTGATGGTAGTAATAAGATAAAAGAAGTTAATTTACAAAACACTGGTAATGTGACTACTATGAATAAAATGTTTTTAAATTGTAGTAGTTTAGAAACTGTTACTGGTTTAGATACTTCATCTGCAACAGTTTTAAGTAATGTTTTCCAAGGATGTAGTAATTTAAAAAACTTACCATTATTAGATTTACAAAATTGTACTACAACATTCTATATGTTTATATATTGTAGTTCATTAGAAGGATTTCCAAATGGTTTAATTAATACTTCAGGTGTTTCAAATATGAGTTATATGTTCCATAGTTGTTCATCATTAAGAGAATTACCATCAGACTTTAACACAGATAGTGCAAATATATACGCAATGTTTATAGGTACAGGTTTAAAAACTATACCACAAATCAATACAAGTAATTCACAATCAAATTTACATTATTTATTTAATTCTAGTAAAATTGAAATTATTCCTGATTTGGATTTTTCTTTAACGACAAATGTGACTTATACTTTTGACAGGTGTATAGAACTAAGAAAAATTGGTAGTTTAGATATGTCTAACGTAACAAGTGCTAACCTTATGTTAAGAAGTAATTTTGAATTATCTGAATCTAATATTTTTGGTTTAACTAAATCACATAGTTATAATACAAACAAATTGTCTAGATTGGCTTTAATAAACATATTTAACAACCTAGGTAACGCAACATCTCAAACAATAGATGTTAGGTATAACCCTGGTACAGCTGATTTAACTCCTGAAGATATTGCTATAGCAACATCAAAAGGATGGACTGTAACGGTTTAATAAAAAAAAATGAAGGGAGGTGAATATCTCCCTTTTTATATGATATTTATATAAAAAAATAAATTATGATAATAGTAACAAAAACAGAAATGAATGAAAAATGGTGGATTGCAACAAATGAAGATAATTCAATTGTTCACTACGGAAAAACTGACCCACCACAACAAACCGAAACAGGTTTACCGAATCACACAATATTCGATGATGAAACATCTTGGAAAACAGAGTTATTAAATGTTTATGGAATTGATGTTGATAACAATGAAGAAGAAGAAATAACAGAATAATTATGGCAGCACAGATAAGAGTTGGAATCAAAGATGGTTCCTTGGAAAAAAGAAAATTTATATTTACAATAAACACTGAAAATGCTGGTAGTGCGAGTGATACATTTATTTTAGGTGCTGGAAATTTAGGTGTTTATAATGCAACGATTGAGTGGGGTGATGGTACAACATCAACAATTACATCATATAATGATACTGATTTAACTCACGTCTATTCAACACCAGGAATTTATACAATTAAAGTCTTAGGTAATTTACCTTGGCCTAAATTTAATGGTACTGATAGAGAAAAATTGATGTCAGTTAATCAGTGGGGTTATAATGAATGGAGAAGTATGGGTACTTCTTTCCAAGGGTGTAGTAATTTAGAAATTTATGCCACAGATATTCCAAATACATCATTAGTTAATACATTAGCAAATGCTTTTAATGGTTGTACATCATTAACCACAATGTCTTTAGCTGGTTGGGATTTAACTTCTTGTACTTCTTTTGGTTGGGGTTATACTGGTGGTTTCCAATCTTGTACATCATTAACTTCAATAGATTTTACTGGATGTAAATTAAACACAACTTCAAATGTTCAATTTAGAGAGGTATTTTATAATTGTACCTCATTAACTACAGTAACAGGGTTTAACACACTTAACACTTCTAAAGTATATACTATGTACCAAACTTTTAGAGGTTGTACATCATTAACATCTTTAGATATGTCAGGAATGGATTTATCTAATTGTAGTGATTTCAGACAAATGTTCTACTATAACATATCATTGACTTCTGTTGATGTAAGTGGAGTTACTTTTAGAACACTAGGTGTTAATTTCTCAAGTACCTTCCAAGCTACACCTAATTTAACCACAATAACTGGTATTGAAGATATAACAGTACCATTCACTAATATTATTGGTATGTTCCGTGGTTGTGGTATATCAGGCGATTTAGATTTAACAGGATGGGATGTTTCTCAAGTCACTTCAACATCTAATACCTTCTCACCCACAGTTAATTTAACATCATTAAATGTAAGTGGTTGGGATTTAAGTAATTGTACAACATTTGGTAATAGATACGCTGGTATGTTTAATGGGTGTGGTGCTGATTATATTGATGTTACAGGTATTACAATAAGAACATCTGGACCAGTTATTATGTATGAACCATTTTATGGTTTAGGTGTGTGTGATGTTGTTGGATTAGACACTTGGGATATATCTACTGTTTCTAATATGAAAGATTTCCTAAGAGGTTCAACTATAACAACAACTGAATATGATAAGTTATTAGTTGCATGGAACGCACTTAACCCCGTAAGTGGTTTGTCTGTTAACTTTGGTACGTCCAAATACACAATAGGAAGTCCAGCTGAAGCAGCAAAATCAAACTTAATTTTAAGTGATTTATGGACAATCACCGATGGTGGTGGAATTTAAAAAAAAAAAAAAAATAAAAATAAATAATATTAAAAAAAAAAAAAAAATAAAAAATAAAAAAAAAAAAAAAAAAAAAAAAAAAAAAAAA